ACCGTGCAGCAGCCGCCGCTTTTTCCGTACACTTTAATTTGAATTGGGCTCCAGTTATTGAAAGCGACGTTTATAAACAAGTGGCCACGATTGCGCCACGTGTTGCAATAATAGCCATGGATAAAAATTATATGTGAGCCACGCGATATTTATCCAAAATTGAAAAAAAAGACCGCGCGTTCATGGATGATAATATTGGATTAACTAATTTTAGAAATGATTTCGTCCAATCATTGATTGACATTGGGGTTTCATTATAACTGAATGGCATCATCCAACTATAAATAACAGAAAATTGTTTAAAAGATAAATTAGCCTGTGATATTTTTTTTTTGTTTGTAAATATGTATATTGGTAAAGGTATACGTTATAGCAACAACACCATGAATCGTGCTAAGTACAACAGACCTGTTGGTCGTCGATCTTTTGTGTATAGGCGCGGTCCTAAAGTACGTGTTAATCAGTCTGTCCCAAAGTCACAGGGTGACAAGATGACCAGACAGCGTATCCATGAAAATCAGTATGGCGTACAGTATTCCCTATTAAACAATACGTCCAGTGTGTCTTTTATCACATATCCTAGATTAGGTGGGCCTGAGCCCAATAGAAGTCGGGCTTACATAAAATTGAATAGGCTTCGTTACAAGGGGACTGTTAATATTGAATGTTCAGATCCAGATGTTGGAATGGATCCCAATCGTGGTGGGCTTTCTGGTGTCTTCACTCTGGCTATTGTTGTTGATAGGAAACCTCATGTTGGACCTACTGGTTCATTGCCATCATTTGACGATCTGTTTGGTTGTAATCTGTACAGCAATGGGAGCCTTGATATCTCACCCCAGATGAAGCAGCGTTACTACATTCGGCACGTACACAAACGTGTCGTATCTTATGAGAAGGATTCTATCATGATGAACATATCGGGCAATATGGGATTATCTTCCCCTAAATATGTATGTTGGTCCTCATTCAAGGACCTTGATGTGGATAGTTGTACTGGGAGCTATTCTAATCTAGCTAAGAATGCTCTTTTAGTTTATTATTGTTGGGTTTCGAACATGCCTTCTAAGGCATCATCATTTGTATCTTTTGACCTGGATTATCTGGGTTAAATTAATAAAAATATATTTGCAATAATAAGAATTGTTTGAAATTGGTAATTGCATTTATAATTCATAATGGTTTAGCCTGTTGAGGCGTACAATTTCTATTAATGCATAAATCGACAGTGCTATTGACAAGTTCTTGTAATTGTGCCCTGCTAAGTGTGATGTTGGACTCGGACCGCGCAGCTGCAACCAGTGATGCCGAGTCACCTGGGTCTAGCATGCTTGTGCTCAGCCTGTGAAGCTCTCTGTATGGGTGTCTGTTATGGGCTACGTCGGACTCTGTCTCGTTAATGTCCACTCCAACTGAGCTCCTTGTGGCCCAAGATTCACCGGGCCTTAGTTCGATTGCCGAATGGAGGGCTGACCTTGATGATGAAGCTGATTTGATCAGCTTCCTCTCGACCTTCCCATATTCCACATGGGAGAAGTCTATATCTTTCCCGGTGAACTGCTTAGATAGTATCTTCACGGTGGGAGAGCGAAAAACGACATCAACGGAGTGCTTGGCTGTGGACATCTTCAGCTTGCCCTTGAACTTGGCGAAATGTGTTCCCTGGTTGACATTAGTGTCTGACACCCTGTAGTACAGCTTCCATGGAATAGGATCCTTGAGTGAGAAGAAGGATGCAGAGAAGTAGTGGAGATCAATGTTGCATCTAATTGGGAAGGTGTATGTCGTCTGTAATGACTCGTTGTCATTCATGCGTGTGTCATGAATCTCGACAATTACTGAGCCAGAAGCGTTAATTGGCACCTGTTGTCTGTACTCGATGACACAATGATCTATCTTCATGCACCTCCTCCTTACAGTTGCACCCCATTGTTCTGCAGTTGATGGGAATTGCAGCACAATCTCTGTGAGATCATGGGTGAGTCTGTACTCGTCTCTATTAGACTCAATATAATTAAAAGAATTGGGAGCGTTAGCTAATTGAGAACTCATGAGGAGATGTTGGTCGCGCAGCGAAACCAGAAAAAATTGTTATGGATGATAAACTAATGACTGAAGAAATGAGACATTATTTGTCTGAGATAATGAAGAGGATAGTCTGTTCATAAGAACATCTGGGTATGGTGTTTGCGTTTTGCGATGGAACTGGTTATATAGACAGATAGATGTACGGATCTAATTGGAGACAACATTCTCTCTCTTTCTCTCTCATCTCTCTCATCTCTCTCTTAATTTCAATTAAATCTTGCTTAATTACGGATAATGATGTTGTTATTATTAAGAGAGATGTTATTAAGAATGATATAATCTCGGACTTTCTATTTTAAATGAAACGACAATCGACTCTGCGTTTTAAATCGGGGACAATCAAAGTCTCTGATATCCGATATATCGGGGACAATATATAGGTCTCCCAATTTATTGGTACGGGAGTCAGCAGCGACATAGACCCTAAACTTCGAGGGCAAGTTGTGTCTTTTCACTATTCAACAAAGGAAAGGACAAATAAAAGTCAGGGGTATTTTGGGTATTTCACTTTATAGTGGCAAAATGGTAAATAACACACCGCTGCTGCACGACCCTATTATT